AGATTGGTCAGGTGCTGTTGGTATCCGAGATACCCGAAACCGCCGATGGTCAATCCGAGGAGCAGCGCGAAAGCGATTACGGTCTTCATGGGGCTCCTGGGGTTAATTATTTAATTACTAGCAAGCATTGGTCTCAGAAAAGGACCCAAAAGTGTTTTGCCGCGTTTTGGGAGACCTTCGGAAGGTAACTCGTTTGTTTTCGATTTTCTGTTAATTTATAAATTATGTACTACTTAGTAACAATGTTACTATTTAGTACAATTGGTACCATTTTAGGGTCCCCTTGAAGGAGCATCATGGGGTTGCTAGGTCACGGTGGGTACCACGGCGGTGGTCAGGGGGTTGGGCCGGGGGTGCCTGTAAACCATTCTAGGGACCCCTATCTAACCCCTGTGCTTTCAGTAACTTGCCTCACTCTCAGACGTGCCGCGCCCCGTGCTCCGCCCGTCTCATCTTGTCCTGTATGGCACAACTGCGGCACACGTTGTCTGTAAGTTGTTGATAAATAATGGTCGATCAATGTCGAACGGTGTGGGATGGTCAAAACCTCGATCATTGCCTGTCAATACTGACGCAGAACACTCTAAAATGCAAAGTCCGTGCAACCCTATCCCTCGTTGGGCATGGTCCCCAGCGATTGTCTTGGCTTATGCGGCAGTTGTGCCTTTGGGGGATTAACTTGTTTCAAATGTGATAGTTCCGTTGCCGCTTTCATTCGCTGCGCGTGCGTCAACGTCTTATCCTCTACTATGCTTATCAGGTATCGTTCGAGTCTTTGGCTTGTGGTAATGGGCATCTGAGAGCAATTAGACGTTTGAGAGCTATGGTTTGCCCTGTGACGCGGTACCGGGCAGTGAATGGGGGATTATACCTTAGTTATGAGCAAGTGGAGCGAGTCTAGGATTGAATCGGGCGAGTATTTGCCGTTTAGATTGGCAGGGTGCGCGTAATCCCTTTTGACTCGCTAGAGGATAGCGGCGCAATCTCGCCCGATATGGGTAATATATACCCTCAATAACTATAGACGTGTTTCGACTATGTTTGGGGGTGATCCGCTCAAAATAACAGGTTTTTAGAGTGACCAGTCCATTTTGCGGACACGCTCAAAAATAATTGTTAGCCGCATGAATACTGGCGATGAGCCACTTTTCCACAGGCAGGGGTATTGACACGTTTTGGGAATAGGTTCAAGGTTATGAATGTAAGCAAGAAACGAGGTTTACGGCGATGAGAACAGTAACCATGCTCAAGAAGTTGCAGGAACTGGGCTTCGAGCTAAAGCCAGACCCCGAAAAGCTGTACAAATGGGTATTTGAGGATATGCTAGAGGACTGCGGGCCGGATAATATTCTCACTTGCGGGAATGACCGGGACGATTTAATCCTCGAAACTTACGAGGGAATTTTCTTGGGAAAGTATCGGAATTCCAAAGACTAATCACCGCGCCGTGACGATTCACGGCAAGGCGTCAAGCTCTAACCTCTACGTGGTGACGCTATCAACTAGGCGGGATAAGCTCCCTAACCTAGGCGAATAGAGCAAACGGCGCAACCTGCCGGAGAAGTCTAGAATTCTCAAGTGGTTGGATTTTAGTTAGGTTTTCGCAGAAAACACCGTCCGTGAGACCGGGGGAGCGATACGAGACTCGCTCATACAGGAAAGCGAATCAGGCACGCTGTAAGGTGCTGGCGAGATTCGGGAAAGGATCACAAATGGCGTATTTTGAGTTAACACCGGCGTATGGCCGTGACTACAAGACAGCAAAGGAAGTCAAGGCCGCATGGGAAGCTGGCAAGGACTTCGAAGGCGATTACCAGCTTGGCTTCAAACCCGTCAATCGTGAGGACATACCCAAACCCAGTACCGTGCTGCTGCGCTATTCGCGCAATACCAAAGTGGCTTCAATCAAGGTGGCGACATAGTCCATTTCCCGGACAGAACCGGGCGGGCATCGTTAGCCCGCATACAGGAACGGCCCGCAGTGAGTTATCTACCTCATGGCAAGCGGGCGGAAAGGCACAAAATGTCAAAATACGCAACGGCACAAGAGTTAGAGGCAGTTCTGATTGAACTGCTCACGTGGGAGGAACGGTTAGGCGGGTGGGATGCACCTTGCTGGAAACGAGCCCGTAAACTGGTAGCGGCTGGCTTACCTCCGATCGAGCCCGAACCTGCTAACGTCTACTCACGGCGCGAACAACGGAGCGCATAGTCGAAACCGTCCGAAAAATGGACACGTCAACCAGTCTCACGGCGCAATAGGAGGCGCAAAAAAATGGAAAGCGAACCTCATGTAGTTATTCCAGAATGGATGACTCCCGAGCAAGTGGAGGCTATTGGAAAGCTGTTCAACCGCAGCGCAGATGGTTCACCCTCGCGGCACCAGTTTTTTAGCCGAGTCGAAAATTACGGGGATTATGCCGGGATCAAGTGGTGCGGCATGTTCCTTGGCATTGAAAAGGACGGATACACCCATAGTTAACCGGCCTAATGGCCGTAATGCAGCCACGCCTCACGGCGCGACAGTCTCAAGTCTGTTAAATGCAGAGAGCGGAGGAAACAATGTATCGGATTTTGACTGAGGATAAAAACCGGGAGTCCATTTTCCGGATTCTCGATTCACACGTAGACGGCTACACCGTCACCCCGGCCATAGGTTCCTGGCGCGGGCAGCGTGAAGCCAGTCTAGCGATTGACCTAGTGAACGTGGAAGGGTTCATCGTGGACGACATAGCATCAGCAATCAAGGCCACGAATGAGCAGGAATCAGTGCTTGTCCTACACTTCACGGCGCAATCGATTTTCGTTTAGCTAACCGCGTGCCTGTGCGCGTAATCACAGGTTTTCATACCGGCTTTTTATCTCACGGCACACGGAGGAAACATGGCAAAATTCATGGTACGGCAGCGGTTTGTATCCTACGAGGATTTTGAAGCGGAGGCGGAATCCGCAGAGGAAGCTGTAGACCTCGTAAACCAAGGGGCTTTCGACGGAAACGGGCCGGAATACCTCGAAACAACGGCAACGTACATTCTGGATGGTGACGGGGTATTTTCCTCCAAGGATCAACCTTGGAACGCAACACTTCCCGACTAACGCAGAGTGACGGCCCGAACCTGGGCCGGTAATGCGCGGCACGGTCACAAGCCCGTGCATTGAGGAGGATTTATGGCACGTTCTCAGCTAGTACAAATGTTGATCGAACACGGGGTTCGAGCATACGAACGGCACGGGCACATATTCGCTTATGACCTGTACTCGGACCTTGGCGGATTCGTACACGAGCGCATTGTAGAACTGCGCCCGTCACTCAAGGCAGTTCGAGATTTTCTCGGATACTAACCAGAAACGAGGTCTAGGACAATGGCAAACGAGAATTACGACTTTTCGACGTGGGAGGTTATGCAGATTGGCGGATTTTACAAGTACGTCAATCACGACCTGGGATTAGCAACCACCGGATTTAAGACCATCGAAGGGTTGCACAAGAATGCCGATATTATCCGCATCAGCCCCACCACCCACGCCATAATGCGAAGCCGCTATACCGCACAAGTCGCAAACAGTTAAACCTGTCCACAAAATGGACACTCACCACACGGCGCAGTTTTCCACAGGCAAGACTTGACAAGGTTTTTCAATCGGAGTATAAGTAATTCAACACCTGAAAGGAGTGGGAAAAATGTTTGATCTTGAAACAATCAACGCGATGAATCAGCCCGGCTTCAAGGCGCGGACCACGGAACCGATTATCAGCAATCCGGCCAAGGAATTCGCGGATCGGATCAATCCCCGCAACCTAGGATTTAGCCCAAAAGTGGTCGCAATCGTGGGTGCAATCATCGGCCATGATTACGGAGTACGTGACCTGCGTGGTGGACAGCTTACCAGCTTGTCGATCACGTCTGACGGGTACGTGACCTGCGGCAGCACGGCAAGCGACGGCGGGGGAGCGTTCATAGGCTCCGCTGACGACCTGGATCGCAACCTGGAGCAGTTTATCATGGTCCTGCACAACGATGTAAGCGACGAGGACGCGGAAGAATTCGAGCGGTTGGTCAAAGCAAACGTCAAAGACTGGCGCAACTACTAACCCGTACCGGGCGGAATCCTGGTAGAATTCAATCGCCTCACGGCGAGAAAGAGGTTCAAAATGCTGAGTGCAGAACAGTTGATTATCGTTGCCTACACACGCGGCGAGTGCGAAGTCATTTGTCGGCGGTGCGGAGAAGCCGGTCACGAGATTATGGGACACGCTCTGTCCGCGTATGAGGCGGGCGAGTATGCCGGGAGTAATGGCCTGTACTGCGATGACTGCGGGGAAGAGATTGAGGCCCCTTACGAGTGGACCTGCCCCGCGTGTGACGCGGAATACAGCGGAGACGAAGCCGTGGACGCTGAAAACGAGTATGGCTACGGCCTGGACGCCTCGCACAAATGCAATGAGGATTGCCCCGGAGACGGAGAGGAGGAAGAGGAATCCATTTAATGGACAAAACCGGGCAAACCAGCCCGGACCTAACGCGCCAACGTCCAGTCTCAAGTCTGGAGGGAAGAAAGCGGAGAGGGGAGGATTTATGGCAATGTCAAAGAAGGATTTTATCGCACTGGCGGACACTCTCCGGGCAGTCCGGGCCAGCTATAGCCCGCATTGGGATGCGAACCTGTTCCGGGCTTGCGACGATCACGTCAAAGCGCTTGCAGATTTTTGTGCAGGGCAGAACCCCAACTTCAACCGTGACCGCTGGCTGGATTACATTGCTGGCAAGTGCGGACCCTCCGGGGGTTCGATCAAGTAACCCCGCCTCACGGCATAACCCGGCCCGGTAAGGGCGAGAAATGAGGATGTATGGAAGTCCCTCAAAGGGTATTAGATTCCGTCTACGGTTCAAAACCCGGAGATTGGAAACAACACGGAAACGGCGGGGGATGGGTTTACAAAACCGCCACAGTCGAAAAGTCGGTATATCTCCATCCGACCTCAATCGTGTCCGGCAATGCGCAGGTGTCCGGCAATGCGCGGGTGTCCGGCAATGCGTGGGTGTACGGCGATGCGCGGGTGTCCGGCAATGCGTGGGTGTCCGGCAATGCGTGGGTGTACGGCGATGCGCGGGTGTCCGGCGATGCGCAGGTGTCCGGCAATGCGCGGGTGTACGGCGATGCGC